TAAATTTGTACTAGCCATTAGTTAAATTGTCCTCCACCTGTTGCACCGAAGCTAGAAGTTAAACTAAAATCTCTAGTTACAAATTGACCTTCTGCGTCTGTGATTTTAAGTGTAAAATTATATGTAGTTGGTGTTGTAGAACTACCGCCAAAATCTGATGTAGTTATTACCCCATTTGAAGCTAAACTGCAATTGGCTTGACTACCGCCATTACCAACTAAAACACTTGTTGTTTCTGTAAATGTAATTGAACTATCTGATGAACCTACAACTGTAAATACAGTTCCTGAAAAATTTCCAGCAACCGAACCTAATGAGCCTGCTGCCGTTGTAAAACTTGGAGCTGTTGAAGCCGTAATAATATTATTTGTACTTCGTCCAGCAAGTCCGTTTGGATTTTCAACTCTAACATAATAGTTACCACTAGCCAAAGTTACATTTACCGAAAGTGTTGTTGCGTTTGTAAATGAAACTGTATTAGAATTTGTAATAGCACCTGTTGAACCATTAACAAATTCAACAGAGGGTATTGAAACAAATCCAGTTCCTGTAATACTAATTGTAGTAGCCGTAGCAGGTGCGATTGTTTGCGATACATTGGCAACTGTTGGTTTTGTTTCAACAGCGTCTATCCAAGATAATTGATTTGTACCACTACCATTGGTAGCTAAAACTTGACCATTGGTTCCTGTGTTTTGAGGTAAGATTAAAGTATATGTTTGTCCTGAAGAATGAGGTGGAGCTTTTATAGAAACTCCATGAGAATTTTGACTACAATTTAATGTTAATTTAGCGTCAGCACTTGAACCATCGCCTTTAACAACTAAAGTTGGACCTGGTACTGTTTGTTCAGTTCCAGAAACTATATTTCCAAGATTCCTTGCTTTTGACATTTTTTAATTTTTTCCTTGTTTATTAAATGGCTAGATATTTCTACCTAGCCTTTAAGTTTATAAAACTATTGTATTAGCTTCATCTTCAGTTAATGCTTCTCCTGCAATTAACTTTGCTTTAGCACTAGCTTTAAGATTTGCTTTAGCTGTTGCTATTTCTTCTGGACTTGGCATTTCTTCTAATTTAGCATTAATGTCTGCTTCAGAAATAACTGGTGTATCTTTCCAAACAATACCATCATAAGTATTTCCATGAACATCAACTTGTGCGTCTGGATTAATTAACTTTATTGCGTCTACTATATATTTCATATTTATTCTCCTATTATGCTTTTAATTCTATTAAAGAAATTTTAGAAAATGCACCTATTTGCCATTTACTACTATTATCACTACCAGAGCCATTTCTATTTAAGTATAGAGTTCCACCACCAGAGCCATTATAAACAGCAATTCTGTAAGTTACAGCAGATGTAGTATTTGGTGAATCCATATAAAACGAAGCACAAGTTGAGCTACCATTATCGTCATATTCTGCTCTAACAGACCTATGTGAACCATCATTATCATTTGGTGAATATAAACCAGTAACATTACCAAAAGAACCACTACCAATTTTTCTTTGTACTCTAATATTCCACAAATAATGGTGTGTATCTATTGCACCATCTATTGAAACTAAAACTAAAATTTTAGATGAAGTTGCACTTGGAGTTAAAGATGTATCTAAAGCTGTAACATCAAGCCATTGACTATGTGTACTAGATGAAAAAAATCCTTGGCTTGTATTTACTACTGATGAGTTTGGTACTCCTGATGATACTGTTCCATATTCTGGAGCAGTTGCACCACTATTCATTTTAAGAACTTGACCAGCTGTACCTTTTGGAAGTCTTTGTAATCCACTTCCATCTCTGTAAAGTATATCACCTTGTGTTGTTAAAGTTGTTCCAACATCAGTTCCATTTGTACCTGCTTGAGCCATTACCGACCAATAAGTTCCATTACTTACTGCGTTTCCTGTTGACGCTAAAATACAAACATAACTAGAACCGCCAGATGAAACCACATCATCTACTGCATAAGCTGTACTGTTGTTGTAAGCTCCTTTCCAGTTAAATTTGATAGCACCTAGATTAATTGTTGCCATGTTTGTTTCCTTATATTGTTGCTATTAAATCGCCATTAGTATCTATGCTAAAGGTAAAACCACTAGCACTAAATAAGACATCATCAAAAGAGGCGAAAGTTGAACTTGAGATGTTGTCTGCCCCTTGATTAGTTGTTGTAACTATCAATTGGCTATTATTATTTTTATTAAAACCATAAACTTCAGCTGAACTAGCATTACCATATTCTAGCCCATTAGCTCCAGAATTAACTTTAATTACCTGTCCTGCAGAACCTATTGAAGTTAAACCTGTTCCGCCTTTTGTTGTAGGAACAGTAGGCAATCTTGCAGAATTTATAGTTCCAGCTGTTATATTAGAAGCATTTATAGACGCAACATTAAAAGTTCCGTATGCTACTATTGAAATTATATCATTTAAAGTTGCACCAGAAGCTAATACAATACTTGATCCTGAAGTTACAGTTACATCTGTTCCATTGACCAATTTTGCTCCATTCAAATAGACATCTATAAATCCTGCATCGTAAGCCAGAGTGTTTCCGCTATCGTCTGCACCTGTAAAAGTAGTTTGGTTAGCCGAAGCCGTATATTTAAATCTGGCAGCAGTACCATTTACAGTAGAACCTGCTGCAGCCCAACCACTTGATTTATAAACTTTTAATTCGTTTGCTGTGGTGTCAAAATAAAGATCTCCTACATTTAAAGAAGAAGTCGGAGCTGAACTTGAAATTCTATATACTTCGGCAAAATTATTTATTGAACTTAAATTATTTGCAGCCGTTGTTACATTTGCAGAATTAGAAGCTAAAGTATTTAATCCACTAATTGCAGCCAAAGTATTCATGTCGGATACTGTTTGTGAAGTACCTAAAGTATTCATATCCGAAACGGCATCTGAAGTTCCTAGTAATCCTATTTGTGTTGATTTAGCAGCAACAGTTGAAACTTCCGTTGCTTTTGGTACTAATCTATGAAAATTGTAAGTATGTTGTGTAGTTGTAGATTCAACTAATATTCCAAATCCTGAAGCTAAAACTGTATTAGCACCACAACCATTTAAAGTTACTGTAGAATTACCAACTGTACCATTAGGAATAGAAACAACACCTGAACCATTGGCTGTATAGGCTTGTGATAATGCTTCAACACTAACAATAGTTCCTACGCCATTATTTACATCTGGATTTGTATTTGGAAAACTTGTTTCGTTTGCTATTGGAACAAAACCGCCAACATCATCAACAAGGTCAATAACTCTTGCATCAATCGCTGCTGTTGTTGCTATAAAATCATCTGAAGCCGACCAAGTTTGTCCTGAATTTATTAATTCCGAAGTATCTTTATTTAAAAATCTAGTGTTCGCTGCAGAAGTTGTGTAAAAAGTATTATCGTCTGGAGTATGTCCAGATTGTTCTGAATTTGTAACTATTGTTGCGTCAGAAATTTTTGCCATAGTAACGGCATTATCTGAAATATGAGCTGTATCAATTGAACCATCTACTAAATGTTCTGAATCAATACTATCGTCAGCTATTTTAGAACCATTAACTGCATCTGCCCCTATTTTAGAATTAGTAACCGCTCCAGAATTTATTTTAGCTTCTGTTACGGCATTAGCATTAAGTTGCGCTGATTGAACTGCGTTGTCAGCAATTTTATCATTATTAACTGCATCATTTGCAATTTTTGCTGTTGTTACCGAACCATCGGCAAAGTTACCAGAACCTATTACCCCTAAAGGTATAGAATTATTTGTAGCCGTTAATCCTGATAAATAAATTTCTAAATCTGTGTCGCTTGATAAATTTCCACTATCCCAAGTAACATTAACTGTCGTTACATTACTTGAATAAGCCGAAGAACTTATAGTTCCAAATTTTGTTCCTGTGTTTGTTCCAGTTGCTTTTATTCTTCTATTCGCATGATAGTAAGAAGTTAAATCGTTTCCTGTTGATGTAATAGTAAATTGTGTATTGCTTACATAGGCTGGAGTGTATGCCCCACTTCCGTCACCATAGATTACCCATTGGCTATCATTATACCAATCTCTAGTGTTCTTCATTAGAGCTCTTATGGCATTATTTAAATTTGAGGGTAACATTCCCTCCGCAACACTAATAGTATTTAAGCTAGTGTTGTTTGCTTGGACTGTTGAATAATCTTTTATTCCTGACATTTAATCTCCTATAAACCATGCAAACACTTTATTATTTTCTGTGTTTTTTTGGTTGATTAATACATTGACTGCTTCTTCTACCTGTCTTTGAAAAAATTCTTGTGAATCTAAACTATATCTAACATTGTCTATATCAAATTTATCACTCATCTGCTACCACTCCTTGAAGCAACTAAATCAACTCCTTGTGCATGGCTCCAGACTGTTCCACTTGGTATTTTTACATTAACTCTAACATATCTACCTGATTGCCTAACAGGAACAACACCGCTAGTTACCATTGAACTATAAGTTGAAGTTGTTTTAGTGTCGGCTAATCTTTCTCTAGTTGTTATGGCAACAGAAGAAACTGCGTCAACAATTGGTCTGACTTCGGTTATATCCGACCTTAAACCTGGAAACAACTCTAATTCTTTAGTTTCTAATTCTACTTCGCCAGAATCTCCAGAAAAGATTGCAGCCTTATAATTATTATCTATTGCACCTAAATACAATTGTCCGCCTTGCCAAAATGCAGTATCTAAAGAAATATTAATATTTTCTAGGTTTGCCGATATTAAGTCCATTAATTCAACTGTGTAAGCACCCACATATTGCGTAAAAATTGTAGAAGCATTGGCATTAGATATAGACCATTTTTCGGTAACATAATTATAAATAATTAATTTATCGCAAACTCCAGTTGTGTTTGTTGTATCACTTGAAGATGGATATAACCAAATAGCTAATTGATTAAATGGGTCAACCGCAGCTACTATTCTATCTGTAAATGCTTTGTTTAAATCTTTATCAAAAAATCTATTAACTTTTTCAGCCCCAATAGGTTTTATTTGATCTCCGTTAATTTCAAAAAATCCATCGTCAGCATAAAAGAAAGCTCTTCTATTATCTTGGCAAACTGTTTTTCCATAAGTAGCACCCCTGTTAGGCGATATAACAGAAAATCTGAATACTGTTGCACCACCAACATAATCCATTCTTACTATTTCGTTTTGTCTAAAAATATATCCATATTCCCCAGAAGTTATAGCTACTACTTGTCCTCCAGAACCAGGTAAATCTTGAAAATCTGCTTGTTTAGTTCCAGGTGTCCATGAAGTAATATCATTTAATCCTGACCATTGAACTCTATTTTTATTGTTTGTTTGATTACCTGTAACTAAAAAATCTCTAATAACACCTGAAACTCTAAAAGTAGGTGGAGTTCCAGAAGTAGATATTGTTGAAAGATTAGCAAAATTAGTAGAAGTACCCATTTGATAATATTGTGGTGGATTAACACCATTACTAATAATTATGTAATCGCCAAATTGTGTAAAAGTAAAAAAATCTGTATCACCACCTGTTAATGGTGTTCCGCCAACAAAATTAGTAGTTGCTAATCTAGTAGTGTCCGAAGATACATTGGTTAAATTATCTCTACCAATGGCAGCTCTAGTTACTGTAACAATATTATTTGAAACTGTTGCCGAAAAATCTGCATGACCATTTATAGTAGTTTTTAAATTTGTAGCGGTAGTATCGTTATTTGTTTGTACTTGAAATTCGTTAGCAGATGGACTTCCAGTAGAAGAAGTAAATACAACTGTTGTTCCATCATTTTTTTTTAAAGTTATAGTTTTTCCAGCCCCAATATTTGCATAATCGGTAACTGTAATTGTGCAAGTAGCAAAAGAATTACTTAATAATTTTCCACCTGCCCCTCTATCTATAAAACTTCCAGAAGTTAATTGATAAATTGTATCTTTAGTAGCAGCAAAGTTAAACGCTAGGTTTTCAGTTGATCTAAAAGAACCTGCCCCTTTACTATCTTTACCAATATTTGCTAATCCGCCACCTGCGGTACTTGAATAAGAAATTAAAGACGGAAAAGGTTTATAAGAATTGACGGCATAATATACATTAGTTGCAACTGTGGCTCCAGGATTTAGATGTGGTGGTTGATCAGGTAACCATTCGCCAAAAGGTATTTGCATTTAATTTTCCTAACTATTGTTATTAATAACTTTATTGTTGGGTTGAAAAGCAGCTTCAACGGAAGTATCAGATCTAATTTGTAGGGGCGAACCACTATATTGATCTTCTCTATCGTTTCTTTCAACTCTTTCTAAAGCCGTTACATAATTTTGTTGCCATGCTTGTACTTTTTGTGGTTCAACGCCACCTAGAAATTGTGCAGCATGATATAACGAACCATATAAATATATTTGTGGGTGATTCGTTAATATATAATTTGAAGTATTTGAATCCGATAAAGGATCAAAAGTTTTATAAAAATTTATTGTAGCTGTGTATGTAGAGTCAGGTTTAGAAGCAAATCTAAATTTATCGCCAAGTATTGTATAAACACTAGGCATACCTGTAGAAGAAGAACCTCTTATTTCGTCCATTTGTGGAGGAGTCATATATCTTAAAGCATATTTAGTTCCGCCACTTAAAATAAAAAAATCCCTTACTTGTAAAAATCCAGTAGGTACTGTTTCTTCTTCGGAATCAATTGTAAATGAGGTTGAAGTAGAAATCATTTTACCAATTCTTAATTTAGAATTGTAATCCGCTTCTACTAATTTAATAAAGTCGTCAGATATTTCGGTTGTTAAATCACTTCTATTTAACCAATTAGCAATAGAAGTTTTTAATTCTGCGTAAGTAGATAAAGCCATTATATTCTTCCCTCAGCAGTTCTAAAATATTTAAATTCGTTACTATTTAATTTTTTTTTCATAATATCCTTTTGAACTTCTTTAGGTAAAGCCCACCAATTATTAGTTCCATTATATTCATTAGCCCAAACTTGCAAAGCTAAAATAGGTATAGAAGCAACTCTTTTTAAATCTTTAGACTTTGAATAACCATCGTCTTTATTTAATAGTTCTTTATTATGTTTTAAATGTGAATCTATATTTAGTTCTTCTTTTAAAACAATTTTTTGTTCGGTTTCGTCTAGGTTAAAAGTTTCTTTTTTTAATCCATCTACAAAAACATCTTTTCTCATCTGCCTTGACCTTTATACCTTGTTAGTTTTTTTTGTCTTTTTTCAGATTTGTTCAATGATTTTTTATGTTTGCCAGGTCTTTTTCTTGGTTTCGGTCTGGGTACATAATGAACAAACTTTTGTCTTGCCACTACGCACTCATTTCAGTTACGAACAAATCTCCGCTAGTACTTGTATTTCTAATCGCAGCTATTTTTTCACCTGGCGAAACTTTAATAATTTCATAATCTCCAGCATGAAGATAGGCATCACTTGTTGTAGCAGTTGGTGCTGAAGAAGCATTACCGCCAATAACATAATGACAACTATGTGTAGTTGCTATTCTTACATATTCAGTTTGCGTTCCAAAAACATTTGAAGAAGCAACAGATGAACCTGTAAATGAAACTTTTTGTGTAGTTCCAGGTCTTAAAGCATAATTATAACTCATTTTTTTTTACTCCGTTAGGGTTAAGGGGGAAATACCGCTAGGCAGGTTCCCCCATAATTTATTATCTTCTTACAACAATTGTAAAATGTGCAGAATGTGTTCCTGTAGAACCACCGTTTGTTGCGATAGCGATATAATCGCCCTCATTTACATTATTTGCTGCAGTTGGTTCGCAAGTATCAATATCTCCTGCACCTGAACCAGAATGAGCAATTGTTATAGCTCCGTTTGTCATATTAGTAGTATTTACTTTAGCAGTACATACCGCATTACCACCTGAAAGAGCTCCACCTAGAACTGAAGTTATTTTAATAACTTTTCCAGCGTCAGGTACGGCTACTCTTACTGTTGAAGCAGTTGATACATTGTCTAAATGACATTCTAAAAAATAATCGTTTAATGTTCTCATTTTTTTTCTCCGTTTGTCGTTCC